GATGGTAAATGGAAAGAACAAACAATCAAGAATACAAGTGAAGTACAGTTTACACAAGAATTTGAATGTGAGTTTGTGGGATCAACTTACACATTGATTGCTCCATCAAAACTTAGAACAATGGTGTTTAAGAATCCTATTCATCAAAGTAACAATTTAGATGTATATGAACATCCAATAAAGAATCATACATACGCATTGGTGGCAGATACTGCTCAAGGAAAAGGTGTAGACTTTTCTGCTTTCTCAGTATTTGATGTTTCAGAAATGCCCTATAAACAAGTTGCAGTTTATAGAGACAATCAAATTTCCCCTATGTTATATCCTAATATAATATATCAAGTTGGAAACAAATATAATATAGCTCATGTTCTTGTTGAAGTAAATGATATTGGATCACAAGTTGCAGACACTTTACACTACGATTTAGAGTACGAAAACATAATGATCATTACTATGAGGGGTAGAGCCGGTCAACAAATAGGTGGTGGATTTGCGAAGAACATTCAATTAGGATTAAGAACAAGTAAACAGATCAAGAGAATTGGATGTGCTACTCTAAAAGACTTGATTGAACAAGATCAATTAATTGTTCCAGACTTTAATACAATTAAGGAACTTACAACATTTGCACTACAGAATAATACTTATCAAGCAGAAGAGGGTGCACATGATGATATAGCAATGACTCTAGTGATATTTGGGTGGTTGGTACAACAAAGATACTTCAAAGAGATGACAAATATGGATATAAGAAAGAAAATGTGGGAAGAACAAATGGAAACACTAGAACAAGATATGTTACCATTTGGAATTATAGATGATGGACAAGAACCAGAATCTTTTAAAGATGATCAGGGTACTGTATGGACAGTTGATGGTGAAACTACAAGGGTATACTATTGAAATGAAATTTGAAAATTACAATAATGGAATATGTGAAATCGTTAATGGTCTTTCAAATGAATTTTGTGATGAACTTGTGGAGTTTTTCGATTCAAATTATGAAAAGCATACATATAAGGAAGACTATAAAGAAAAAGAAAGTAATCGTGATGCATATCACATAGATTTTGATTGGAATATTCCTAAACATAATGAAATTTATAATAGAATTGGAACAGAAGTACAAAAAAGTATAATCTTTTTTAGAGAACACTTATTTAATAATAATCCAAATCTTTTAGAACCTTTTTTTGCTCCAGATTTTATTAATGTTGATTTAACGTATTTAGAATTAGTGAAATATTTAAAGGGTAGTAATAGAATCAAACTACATGCAGATGGAATTTTTGGTGATAATATTAATCCATTATCTTGTATAAGAACTTGTTCTATAATTTGTTATTTAAATGATAATCCAAGTGGTTTACATTTTCCTTTACAAAATTTCAAAACTGAGTGTAGAAAGGGATCTATAATATTTTTTCCTGTATCTGGACTTTTTCCTCATGGTACAAATAATATAATAAGTGAAGATAGATACTGTATTGTTACATGGTTAAGGGTTAGGCCGTTCAATCAGTTGGAGTCAAAAGGTTTAAAAAATGAGTAATGTGAAATTTATATATCATAAACATCAAAATGAAATTATTACTGATGAATATTGGAATATAATCCGGCCTCAAGCTACTTCTAAAAATTTACCGAAATGGTATAGTGATATGACCATGACGGAGGGTGAACAAAGAACAGCACATAAAGAACATAAACAAGAACCCAGACCTTTTGATTTTTTAAAAAGTAAAATTACATCTAATTTGACTATGCGGGGATGTATGCCCGTTTTAGATTTTATGACATGTGGTTATTATCTTCCTATGTGGGTAGAAATACTTTTTTTTAAAAATGAACAAAATGGATTAGGATATTATACAGAAATAAATACTCGCAAAGTTTTAGATAATCACGCCCCTACACAATTTTCAACTTTGTTCAGAACTCAACATTTATTTAAAGAATTATATGGTTATTTTGATAAATCTAATTATGATAAACTAGCATTATATAAATTTATTAACCCGTGGGTAATAAAAACACCGCCAGGATATTCTTGTATGTTTATTCCCCCTTTATATCAAGATCAAAAAATAAAAATATTACCCGCAGTAGTAGATACTGATACTTATAAGGGAAGAATTAATTTTCCATTTTCAATTAATTTAGATTTAAATGAAGAATATAATACAAAATTGGGTGAACCATTTATTCAAGTTATACCATTTAAAAGAGTAGATTATAAAATGGATGTTACTTTAAATGAAGAAGGTGATGATGGAGATCATGATATATTATTAATGGCGGCTTTACGTAATGCTTATAAGAGATTTTATAGAAAAATAAAAAGGTACGAGTGAAAAAAGATTTAATTATAGAAGTTATATATCCTGATATTTTTGATTTAGATCACATGTTGGAAAGCAAGGCTTTTCCATTTATAAGAGAAGGGAAAAATCTTCCAAATTGGTTTCAAAAAACTAAACCCTTTTCTACTACAGGAATGTTTAATAAACATAAATCTGTAACAAATGCAACTATTAAAACTTGTTGGGGAATAAGGAGATATTTTACAAATACTATAGTTTTTCCAGTAATAGAAGATATGCATTATATTTATAATGATCAAATGAACTTCATATTAGAAGAAACTCTATTAGTTCAAAGAAAAGTTATATGGGCAGAAACACATCCCCTACATCAATTTGAAACTCTCGTTCCAATTTTAGAAAAAAGAGATTTATCTATTCCTATTAAATTGGGGTTTCCTTATTATTTACGTATAAAAAATCATAATTTACAAATATCAGGAACATTTAATGAAAGCTTTTGGGATGATACAAATGATGAAAAAATTAAGATCATTCCGGGAATATTTGATATTGTACAAGATAAATATTTACAAATGAATGTGTTTTTTTGTATAAAAAAAGAATATTGGAATGAACATCAGCGTATTCAAACAGGTGTACCATTTTGTGATTTGACCTTTAATCTTCCTACAGATTATAATTTAAAATTAGAATATTTGCCAAAAGGTATAAATGAACTAGCTGAAATCAATTTTGGAGAAGTTATTAGGGCTCAACAATTTTCATCACCTATGACTTATTTTTTTAATATATTTAAGAACAAGCAGGGCATATTTAAATGATTTATTCAGGATTTGATGAAAAGTTACCTAAATATTCTGAGAATAAGGACACTCCCTTCTTATTAATTATAGATGATTTTTTAGAAGAAGATGAGTGTAATACTCTACATCATATCATGATTCCCCAAAATGATATGAGTAAGAAAGATACTCCGGCTACAGCAAAAGCAGAGCCTGGAAATGAAGCAAATAGTTTTGAATGGGGGTGGAATAGAAATTTGTTTCCGTGGATGTTTGCATATGAACCATCCGTAGGGGGAAAGACAGGATTAAAAGAAAAAGAATCTGACACTACCGCTTTCTTATTTGTTCATAATTTCTATTTTCAAACTGTTGAAGATGATCAATATATAGGACTTAAACAATTCAAATCTTCATATTATAGTATTTTGACTCCTTTATTAAATAAGATAAGAAAATTAGAATTTTTAAACTTTAATAGATTTTTTCGGATCAAGAGTAATTTATATCCTAGTAGATCAGTTGAGGCAAATCAAAATGATCATTTAGATTTTTTGATTCCTCATGTACAATGTCTATATATGATAAATAGTAATGACGGAGCTACGAAAGTTAAGTTTCAAGATGATGAATTTATTGTGGAAGCTGTAAAAAATAGAATGTTAATGTTTGATGGAACAGTATTACACGCTCCCATCGGCCCTGTTGAAACTGATTACAAACTGAATATAGTAACTAATCTTTTTGCAGATGTAAATTTAACTTTTTTAAAAGATATAAATAATATGAAAAACTTAGGAGTAACTAAATGTCTTATAGCGTAAATAGCTTTAAATTAACCTCAGGTGAAGAAGTAGTCGCAAGAAATTATACTGATGATGAAACTGCAACGCATTATAGTGTAGAATATCCTGCATGTATAAAGTCATCTCCTGAGGCATATCATTTCGCGGCTTTTGTTTCTACAGCTGACGATTCTAAAATCACTTTAAATAAAAAAATAGTATCTTCATGCTATACTACAATTGCAGAGATTGCTAAAAACTATGAAGATGATTTTATTACTAATAAAATATTGGGAACAGATAATTCCAATGAGAATAATTCGTAAGGAGATAATGTGGCTGTCACAAAAATAGATAATACTCCATATACATTAAAGTTAATTAATGGAGATGAACTAATTGGCGGAAGAATTACGGATGGAGTTGATGCAGATCACATTAGACTTAGTTTTCCCCAATATTTAATTCAAGAAAATCTACAACCCACTTTTTGTCCATATATTAGTACTTCCAAAAATTATTATACGGATATTAAAAAAGATAAAATAGTCTATAGTGCCAATAGTATTCCTGGATATGCAACTAGATATAATAGTTGGATAGGGGGTGGAGTTTTAGGTAATATGGTAGATTTGTCTTTAGAGGACAGACGAGGATATACTAAACTCAAAGCATGGCAAAGTGGAGATGACTTTGAAGAGGGTTCAGAAGCAATATTCGGAAAAAAAATATACACAAACGCACAAATGGAGGAGTTTTTAGCAATGGGATTAAAATCACTTAAATTAATGGGTGGCGAAGAAGTAATATGTGAGTATGTTTCTTATGACGCAGCTTCAGGTAATCATACAGTAGATTTTCCAACTTATTGTATAATATCGGAAGATAGTGGTTATAGTTATGGTACTTATATTGATTCAGTTTTTCAAAAAGGTATTACAATAAATGATGATATAGTCGCAAGTATTTATGATACAGATTTGGCTTATGCAGAGAGTTATGGTGAATTTAAAAAAATGTTGGAAAATATTGGTTATGATGGTTCTGGTGGTGTAGGCGCTCAATCAGAATTTGCAGCATCTTAAAAGGAAAAAATGGCCGATTTATTAGCTACTACTACAGCGGGGGGTTTACTTGTATCTTCGCTTAATATAAAATTTATGGGTCTTATTAATAGTGGAACTTTACCCTCAGGTACTACGCCTGCAAATAAAACTCATATTGCTGTAGGTTATGGTACTGCTACTAATACTACAACTATTGCTCAAGCCACTCAAGCCACAACGAGTACTAATACGGGTCGTACACAACATAGAAACCATCACAATACTGGTAATGCATGGCACATACCACATCCTCATGAACGTGGTTATGGGTATGGTTTTGGCTATGGGTTTGGTTATGGTTACGGATATGGATTCGGCTATGGATTTGGATATGGATTCGGTTATGGATATGGATATGGTAAGGGGTTTGGTTCATTAACAGCAATAAGAGATTCATCGGCATCTTCTTGGACAGAAATTAAACCAGGTTCAACAACAGTTGTTTGGTCACATTATATAGAAATAGGAAAGAACGCATAATGGCTACATTATTAGCAGCAACTACAATTGGTGGAAAAGCTCTAGATCAAGTTAAACCTGCTTTTGGGGGAGTGATCAACTCTACTACTTTACCATCAGGTTCTGCACCCACAGGAAGATCTTATATTGCAATAGGTTATGGAAGAACTACATCTACATCTTCTACAGGTGCACATGGAGGTAATAGTTCACATAATACAGGTCGTACACAACATAGGAATCATCACAATACTGGAGAATCTTGGCACATACCTCATCCTCATGAACGAGCATACGGATATGGGTTTGGGTACGGATTCGGTTATGGTTACGGATATGGATTCGGTTATGGTTTTGGTTACGGATTTGGTTATGGGTATGGATGGGGTTATGGTTTTTCAGATTTAAATGCAATTAAAAAGGGAGGAAGTAGTTCTTGGGTTATAAATACGCCCGGAGGCTTATCAAATCCTTATTGGACACATTACGTAATTATATTAGAGGCATAACATGGAAGGAAGATTTGTAGCAGTAATTAATGGTACTTCATTACCATCCGTAACACCAGCTAGTGGAAAAACTTATGTTGCTTATGGTTATGCAGAAAACACAGACAGTGCTACTGGTGCAGATACTCATCGTAATCACAGTCAAACAGTAAATCATTCATCTGCACATGGACATGGTAATAATTCAAATTCTCATGTTCCACACCATTTTCAACGAGCTTTTGGTTATGGGTATGGATATGGTTTTGGGTATGGATATGGATTCGGTTATGGGTATGGATTTGCCTATGGATTCGGTTATGGGTATGGATATGGATTTGGATATGGTGCAATAACCGCAAAAAAGAATAGTAGTGATGGTAGCTGGGTAACTAGTTTTCCATCCGGAATATCTTCCGCTCATTGGTCTTATTATGTTGAATACGAAGATGAATAAGGAGAATAAATGGCAGTATTAACTTCAACTACTGAAATTGGATCAGTTGATTTTTTAGATAAAAGGTGTAGAGTTGTAGATCAAATAAATTCTACCACTTTACCATCCGTAACTCCGGCTTCCGGAAAAGTTTTTGTTGCGGTTGGAAATTTGGTTACTGCCTCTTCAGCTCAAAATATTGACTCACATCGTAATCACAGTCAAACAGTAAGTCATTCATCTGCACATGGACATGGTAATAATTCAAATTCATATTCTACTTCATGGAGAGGATTTGGACACGGTTATGGTTATGGATTCGGTTATGGATATGGCTTTGGTTATGGGTATGGTTTTGGCTATGGGTTTGGTTATGGTTATGGTCATGGTCAATCTTTTGGAAAAGTTTATGCAGTGAAACGAAATAGTGATGGTTCTTGGACAGTAAATTCTCCAGGAGGTACTGCACATTGGATATATTATATGGAATATTCTGATTAATATATTTTTAATTAAATTAATTATTGAACATTATGAAAATTGCGATAGAAGAAATGGGTTTTTTTGGTGATTGCATCCTAGATACAGCCTATTTTAAAAGAATAAAAGAAGAATACCCCGAAAGTGAAATTGATTTATATTATTATCATGAAGATCAATTCGAAGTTTTCAAAAATTCCCCATATATTGATAATTTCCTTCAATGGCCGGAAAGATTTCCAATCTATCCTTCTATTGAAAAATCATACGATATATTTTTGAATGTAATAGGTTCTTTATCGTGGTCTTATTATTTAAAAAATCAACATTTGTTTGATTACAGAAAAATATATTTTATGGGAGTAGAGGCCACTTTAGATGATATAAATGTACATTGGGAAAAAGATGATATTGTACCAGATGATTTTTTGAGTGATTTTAAATATCCTGTAGTATTTTCAGCTCCAGGTCCAAATCCCCCACCGCGTGCCGGAAAAAATTTACACGAAGACACATGGAAATCTATTTTTAAGAATAATCCAGATATTGATTTTATTCAAATAGGATCTCCAGAAAGTGATCTTCATTTTCCTGATGTTCCCAATGTAACAAATTATTTTGGACAACTATCTATAATAGAAGCTATATCTACTGCTCGTTTAGCAAAGTTTGTTATGGGATGTGATAGCTTACTTAATCATGTGACATTATTATATGATACTAATGGTATATTCTTTTTTGGATCATCTCACCCCACAAATTATGGTTATGATCACAATATTAACATGTATAATAAAAAAGATTGTTCTCCCTGTTTAAGTACAATAAAAACTTTGTGTTGTATGTATGAGGGTATTAATAATATTGATATTAACGATATTCAAGAAGAAATTACAAAATTAAAGGCTAAAATATTATGACATATATTATGGGTATTACAGGAGCTATTGATTGGGATGGTAATGATCCTGAAGTAGTGGGAGAAGTAGATCCGTGGATACATGGATCAGGAATTACATTATTTAAAGATGATGAATTTTTAATAAGTGTTTCAGAAGAACGTTTTACTAGAATAAAACATGATGGAAATTTTCCTGAACAATCTATTAAAAATGTTTTTGATAGATTTAATTTAACACATAAAGATATAGATTATATTTGTTATGTGCCTGGTGTTGCTACCCCAGCTTATCCCAAATTATATCAAGATTTCACAATACAAAAGAAATTTAGAATGTTATTTCCAAATGCTAAATTTGTTTTGTATGATCACCATCCTGCTCATGCTTATGCTTCATATTGTACTTCTTCATTTGATGATGCTAATGTAATAACATTTGATGGAGCAGGTAATTTCTTTCACATGAAAATGGAAGTAGCAAATCTTTCTTATATGTTGATTCCTGATAATTTTACATTTTGTATAGCAAATAAAGAACATGGAGTTCATGCTATACATCACTCTTATCATCCATTTGAAACATTTAATTTTGGAAGTTATTATAATTCTTTTAGTGCAATTTTATATAATGTAGTGACGAAGAAGGAAGATATTTTCATAATTAATCACGCCGAAAGAGAAACTTATCCAGGAAAAATGATGGGATTGGCAGGATATGGAGATCATACTAAAGTTGATTTTCCAGATCCCTTCTATGTTGAGAAAGATAAACAAGGAGGATTTGATCTTTGTAAGGTTTTAACTAATAAAGATTTTGTATATCATCATTTTGCGAAGAAGATGGTAGAAGGAAATACAGATGTTGCAGATGCTGCCGCTTGGGTACAACATCAATTTGAAAAGTATGTTATGATTTTTATAGAAAACATTCATCCATTACTTAAGAGAGATGTTTTGTGTTTAGGTGGAGGATGTGGATTAAATATTTTGTTAAATTCCAAATTAGTTGAACAAGGATATTATAAAGATGTTCATATCAATACTGCAACTAATGATGATGGATTAAGTTTTGGTGCGGCGTGTATAGGAGTTATAAAAATTTTAAATAAATTTCCCCAATTTCCTAAAAATCAAGGATGTATAGGATTAGATTATAGTGAAGATGACATTGAAGAAGCTTTAGAAGAGTTTGGAGTAGAACATGATGAAGGATAAAAAAGTTTTTATTGTAGGATCTGGAACTAGCGGACTCATTTCTGCTTTAATGTTAAAGTCTGTACTTCCTCAATTAGATTGTACAATAATACATAATCCTAAAAAAGGCATAATAGGAGTAGGTGAAGGTACTACAGAACATTTATTAAATTTTATGCAGGTTTGTAAAATAGATCGTGTAGAGTTTTTAGTTAAAACTAATGGTGTTCCAAAAAAAGGAGTATATTTTAAAAATTGGTTACGTGATGATAGAGTTGAAGATTATATGCATTATTTAACTGATGATGATATGGGAGGTATACGACATGGTGATGGTACTGCAGTTGGTTCAGGAGAAGATTTTAAACCTTTTCCAATGAGGCTTGCAGCAAATATAATTAAAGACAATAAAAATTTAAAGAAAAAATATGTTTTACCAAATTTAGGATATCATTATGGTCAAGATCCTGTTACTAAAAAACCATTTGAAAAAGATGTAATATTTTTACAGACATATAATCAATTTCATTTTGATAGTTTAAAAGTTTATGAATATTTGTCTTTAAAATGTAAAGATATTGGAATTACTTTCATAGAAGACAATGTAATTGATGTAGAAAGGGGTGAGAGGGGTGTAACTAGTTTAATAGGAGAAAAGAAAAAATATGAAGTAGATTTTATTATAGATTGTTCAGGATTTGATAGAAGTATTTTAAAAAGACATTATGGAATAAAATGGAATGATTTAAATGATTATTTACCTTGTAATAGTGCATTAGTTACTATGACACAAGAACGAAGTAATGAATTATTTCCATTTACTCTAGCAGAAGGTATGGAAGAAGGTTGGTTATGGAGAGCTCCAACAAGAACACGTTATGGTAATGGTTATGTTTTTAATAGAGATTTTTCTAATATTGATAAAATATCGAAAGAATTCTCTCAGAGATTAGGAATTCATGAACAAGAATTTCGACAAATACCTTTTGATCCAGGTTATTTAGAATGTTGTATGGTTGATAATGTATTTGCAACAGGAATGTCTGCAGCTTTTTTTGAACCTATAGAAGCAAGTAGTATAGGATATACTATAAAAAATATGGAATATTTAATTAATCATTTACCAGATTATTTTAATGGATTTAATATTTCAAATACTATAAATACATTTTTCGATAAAATGTTAAAAAACATATACTTCTTTATAAAGTTTCATTATATTACTAAAGTAAAAGATCTTAAAAATGATTGGTGGAAACGCATATATAGCTTAAAGAGATTCGATTGGGAAGATGAAATATTGGAAAAATGGAATACTCGGATGCCATCATCTTATATAGATGATGAACTTTTTCATTTCCCATTATATCATTCTACAAATTTTTTACAAATAGGTCTGGGAAATCATTATTGGACAAAAGATCAACTTAAAAAAATGTTCGATGAATGGGATATTGAAATAAGTGTAGAAAAAATGAGACAAGATGATGGTCAAAAAGTTAATCAGGATACCATAGTCTGTGAAAATATTGAAGATCATTATAATGTTTGTTACGATTACGTATTTAATATAAAAGAAAGAACAGACGACAATTTAGTTAAAGGTGGAGATAATCTTTATACTGTAGATCCATTTTTAACAAATGAAATAAAATTATTTGAATGGTTGAAAGAAGATGATATATAAAAAACTTGATTATAGTGAAATTTATTCTACTATATCTTCAATGTTATTGGAGAATAAATTTATTGGTTGGTATCAAGGAAAAAGTGAATATGGACCTAGAGCATTAGGTAATAGATCTATTTTTGCTAATCCCACTTATGATAATAAGGATTATTTAAATTCAGAAGTTAAACACAGAGAGTGGTGGAGGCCATACGCTCCTATAATTCTTGAAGAACATTTACATGATTATTTTGATTGTCCATTTTCAACATCACCTTATATGTTGTTTAGTGGAACAATTAAATCTACACAAAGGGGAAAAATACCCGCAGTAACACATGAAGATGGAACGGCTCGTTTTCAAACTGTTACTGAAGAGGAGAACGAACAAAGTTATAATTTAATTAAAACATTTTATGAAAATGGTGGAGTGCCTTTGTTATTAAACACATCTTTTAATTTATCTGGCGAGCCTATTGTAGAAACTCCTAAAGATGCTTTAAATACTTTTAGCAAAAGTAAATTGGATGTTTTAGTTATTCACAATTATTTAATAACAAAGGAGTAATATAATGGAACAATATCATTTTTGCTTACCCATAATAAAATACGATTTGACTGAAAAAGATAAAACTGATTTATTTTCAGGAAATTCAGAAAATACTAATGTGTTTTTGGGAATTAAATTAAATGAATATTTAGAAATAGCAAAAGAATTTAGTGCTATTAAAAGTAAACCCACAAAACACGCAATTATATTTGAAAAAATGATGGAAGAAGATGCAGTTTATGCGCCTTCAGTACATACAGTAGATATTCAACCTGGAGAACATTTTGATTCAAGTGAGAATCCAGTAGAATGTTTATTTAATTCTGTTTATTCTCTTTCTAGTTTTGATGAAGATTTATTAATTATAGATAATCCCATGTATACCATTGGAGGAAATAATTTTCTAGAACCAAAGGGATATGAATTACCATTGAATGATCAAGTTCTTTATAACTTTAATTCAAGTTATAATTTTTCTATACAAAATAATTCAAATAAGATAAAACATATTTTTATTGTTTATTATTCTCATTTGAATCTAGGGCCAGATGGTGATGTTCCTGAAGAATTGTTAGGATGAACTTAAAAAATTTGTATTTACAAATACCTTCTTTTATAGATTCACATGAATGTGAAGAATATATAGATCATTTTTCATTGAATTTGAATAATGTGGGTAATGAAAGTTCTTATAATGTAAAATCTGGTAAAATAGAAAAACAGAAAAGTAATGTTTTACCTCTCTCGCCTGAAGATGAAATATATCAAAAAAGTGTAGAAAGATCAAAAATTATAATCTCAAAATATTATGATCATTTATCAAAATTTGATTCTTTTGATACATTGACTTATATTAAACAACTTAAATTTTTACACTCTTTTAGAATTATTAAATATGATGTGGGAGATTATATTCATCAACATGTAGATAAAATAGATTATACTTATGGAAGCTTTACAATAGAACTAAGTACAAAAGATTCTTATGAGGGGGGTGAGTTTTCTTTTTTTAATGATAAAGAAAGAATAGATTTTGATCAAGGCACAGGTTTAATATTTCCTGCTAGCTATTTTTGGACACATGAAACTAAACCTGTAACTAAAGGTACACGTTATTGTGTCAATTGTTTTCTTACAAATAAAAGTAGTAAACAAATAAGTTTATTTTCTAGTATGCCAGATGATAATCCATTCGCACAACCTATACTAAATGAAAAATTTTGGAAATGATAGATGTAGGATTTTATAATACTTATTTAGATGGTAGATCAGAATATGTTGCAAATTTGCCCTTCGTACTATTACCACCTGAAAGAATTCCTAATCCATTTAAATTATCTGAAAATTTAAAAGACTCACATAGTTTAAAGTGTCCTACAATAACAAATTTTTATTCTAATGTATATGAAATAAAGAGCTCATATACATTTACCTTAAAATATGAAGAAGGTGTTATTAAACCTTATAATACCAATTTAAAAGAAGAATTTAATAAAAATTTTATAGGTAACGTTATTAATAATGTAGAATATTTAAATAAGAAACAAATAATTTTTCAAATTATTACAAATAATTTCTATCAGAGTGATAGTGAAGATGTTTTTATAGAGGTGTTAAATCCATTATATCATAATTCTAATTGTTCTATTTTAAACGCAAGACTTAACATTTATGATTATCCACGGCAAGTACACATTCCTATTTTATGGAAAGATATTAGTTTACCATTAACTATAAATTGGGGAGAAGTGATATGTCTTGTAAGATTTACACAATATAATAATCCCTATGTTAAAATTAATCTTAAAGAAATTTTAAATCCCAATGAAGTAGTACCAAATTATGTGAAAAATTTTAATATATTCAGTAGATTTAAAATTAATTTTTTTAAATTATTACCCCAATTGAGAAAATTAAGAAAAAAGAAAATGATGAAATTATGATAAATGTACCAAAAGGAAAAAACAAAAATAATTTAGCAGATAATGTATCAATAGTACATTTTAATGCATTATTTCAACCTAACTATAAACCAGACATTAAACTTTATGAAGAGGGGGGTATTGAGATACTTTATATAGATGATTTTTATGAGAATATAGATGCTATATATGATTATGCTACAAAATGTCATTATTCAAATGAACTTGATATGACTCAAGCTGCACCGGTTTTAAGGTCTAGAATTTATACACCAGTATATCTTTTACAATGGATTGAAAATATTTCTCAAGTTTTTAGAACTAAGGGTGGTATAAATGTAGAACATGAAGTATCAGATTTCCAGCTCTATGATTCTAGGATGAATTATTGGTATCAAAACCAAGAACCACATCATGATAATGAACAATATATGTGGATAATATACTTAACAGATGATGGTTATGGTACAGAATTTTTTGAAACTACTAATAAACTAAAAAAAATAACTGGCAATGCAAATAGCTTTAAAAGTGAAAGATTATTAACAGGCCGATTTAATAAAATACTTTCAATGCCAGGAAAGAAAAATCGTATGATTCTTTTTGATGCAAACAATTTACACAAACAGGGGATTAAAGAAGGAGCTGATTTTAATTCTAGAATAATACAAATAGGATATTTTCACTATGGAACAAACAAAGGACCAAGTGTTTGACATTCTTATTGTTGGTGGAGGACAAGCAGGACTTACCACAATTTATATGTTGAAATCTTTATTTGTTAATTTATCAATTGCATTAGTAAAGCCCAAACATGATAATATTATTGGGGTGGGAGAAGGAACAACAGAACATTGGTGTAATATTTTTCTTAAACATACTAAAATTTCACCAACAGAATTAATAAGAGAAACAGAAGCAACATTTAAATTTGGTGTAGAATTTAGAGATTGGGAATCTTTTGGCCATAAAGATTCAAAGAGATATTATCACAGTTTAACACTACCTTATGGTGTAATAGATAAAAATCAATGTTTATCTTCAGGATTATTATATGGTCAAAATAGATTACCTGAAAATAATTATAATAAAACTAGTATTGATCCTCTAAAAACTTTATATCATGAAAGACCAAATCAATTTCATTTTAATACTTTTAAACTTAATCATTTTTTATTGGAAAGATCACAACAACTACTCAATGTTAAAATTATTGAAGATGAAATTAAGGAAATTCACAAGACACCTGATAATGAAGTGGATTTTTTAAGAGGAGAAAATAATGATTATAAGGCAAGGTTTTATGTTGACTGTACGGGATTTAGAAGATTATTTTCAAAAGAATTTGAAATAGATTTTATTGATAGGACTGAAACCTTTCCTCTAGATTCTGCTATACCATTTAGAATTAAAAGAAATGGAGAACCTATTCCTTTATTTACTATAGCACAAGCGGCAAATAGTGGATGGATATGGAATATTTCAACTCAAAGTGATATAGGAAGAGGTTATGTTTTTTCTTCACAATTTGCTTCAGATGATGATATAAGAAATGAAATAGTTTCTAGGTATGGAGATAATTTTGATTTAAATAAAGTTATTAGATATAAAAGTGGTTATTTATCAAAATCATTACATAAAAATTTTGTATGTATAGGATTGGCCCATAATTTTTTTGAACCTCTAGAGGCTACCAATATAACAGCCGGAATTGTACAAGTAGATAAATTATCTACATTTTTATATGATTATATTTTTAATAAAAATATTCGTAAGGCCTGGGAAGAAAAATTTAATGATTACATGTTAAGATTTGTTAAAAATTTTGGTTTGTTTATAGAAGCACATTATTGGAATGCTAGAGAAGATACTCCTTTTTGGAAATATAATAAATTTGAAAGACCCCCCTCACAAGAAATGTTAGAGTTTAAAGAAACATTAAGTGATACGGGATTAGTTGATCAATATTTTGAAAGCCCTAATTTTTTATTTGGTGCTGAAAATTTTAATCAAGTTCTATATGGATTAGGACATATAAATGCTAATAAGATACAACAAAAAATTAATGATATATTTTCAGAAGAGGAAATAAAAACAGCAGATCCCAATTATATTATTGATTTTGAAAGCGATGATAAACTTTTAGATTCACATGAAAATATTTTGAATAATATAAAAAATGGAACAATTGCATACTAAACCTAAACCTTTTAATTTTTTAAATAATATTTTTGTCTCTGCTCAAAGTTTGATACATGTAATTAATATGCATGGTAAAGACTTAATAGGTATAGAGGTGGGTACAGGAGAAGGTGCAAATTTATGTACCTTAATACAAAACTGTCAAAACATTAAAAAATTGTATGGTGTAGATCCTTATCTACCCTATGGAGATTATATAAGAGAGAAATATGATGGTGAAACTCTTTGGCAAGAATTTAGTCAAAAACATTTGGATTTTCTTAAAAATAGATGTTATTTGAATATAGCCAATTGTCAATATACAGATAAATTAGAATTAATAGAAAAGAAAAGCATTGATGTATGTAAGGAATTTTCTGATGAATATTTTGATTTTATATTTTTAGACGCATATATAGATGAAGAAAGTGTAATAAATGATTTAGAAAACTGGTATCCTAAATTGAAACGGGGTGGATTATTTTCAGGACATGACATTGAATGTGATATGATTGAAGATAATGTTTTAAAATTTGCTAAAAAACATAATAAAGAAGCTAGTATTTTTAATAGTTGTTGGGCGTGGATTAAATGATAAAAGATATATTTTCTACAAGAATGATTGAAATAGAAGATGTTTTTGATAAAAAGACTATTGATTATTTGTTTAGTGTCATTGAACAAGAATCTAAAATGATTAGTAACAAAAGAGGGAATGAAGAAAAAAATGAATCAGAACATCCCATAACAAATTTTTTTAATAGACAAGAAAGTATTTTACCTCATAATCATATAGATGAACTTATTAATGAAAAATTAAAAACTATGAATTATGAATGGAAATCATATGAACCTTATTGGTTTGCCGATTATGGTATACATCAATGGCATCATCCACATACTCACGATGCGGCGGAGATTCATCCTGAACCGGGAATTGGATATTATTATTCTGTGGTAATATATTTAGATAGTGATGGAACAACCTCATTTTTATCTCCTAATTCAACCTCATTTGATGTACCAGTTTATCCACACTATTCTAAAAGAAATAGTTTAATATTTTTCCCATCTAATATATTTCATTATTCTACTCCCCCTAAAATAAGGAGAAGAATTTTTTCTAGCAATGGATATTTAAGGACAATATGAATACTTGGACAGACGAAATTATTAATTATGAATATGCTTGTGATTGGCCAATTCCCACAAGCAATTTTGTTTTTCAAGCAAAATGGCCATTGCTACATGGAAAGTTTGAAAAACATGAAGAGTTTAAACAATTATTTTTTGACCATATATTAGAAAAACTAAGAAAAGATTTGGCAAGTGGTACTGGTAGTAGAAATACATTAATAGAAGATGGAGAAACTAAAACCGATAATATTTTTACTCAAAATTATTATAATTTTAATGTTTTCTTATTATCTGATGATCCACTTATGAAAGAGTTTCAAGAATTTTCAAAGGAAGGATTAACAAAATTTTTGGAATTATTAAATGCTCCTGGTCCAGATAAATTAGATTACGGAGCACAATGTTGGATGAATGAAATACGTCAACTAGATTCTATAGGTAGACATCGACATCAAGGATTTATGGTGCCAAAACATTCTAGAATATCGGTTTCTTCAAATTATTGTTTGGATGTGCCAGTAGACTATCCTACTTATGGAATATATTATAATCCTTTTTCTAAAGAAAGACCAAATAATTTATATCTAGAAATGTTAATGGATATGGAATATTTAATGTTTAAAAATGTTACAGGAGATATAACATTTTTTCCTTCTTGTATAGATCATCAAACAACTACTGTAAAATCTGATTTTAAAAGATATACAATTGCAGCAGATTATATGCCATATTTAGATATACAAAATCAAGTTCTTGAAAAAAATAGACACATAGTAAAACTTTAATTACTAAAAGGATCTATATTTTCAAAATCAACTTCAGTAGGTGGATTATTAATTTCGTTTATTAAATCTTCAATTTTATTAACTAAATCAGGTCTTTCTTTCTTTAATCTTACTAAGAAATTGATAGACCCTGATTCTAATTGAGCTGGATTAACAGAAATTCTTTTACCTAATCTTCTTTTGTCTGATAATTCAAGGTGTTCAGGGTTTACACATGAAGGATTAAAACAAGTTTGAGTTATTACTTCATGGTCTGCTACTTCCCCTTTATACATCATAAAAGAATATCTACTAGCAGGTATAGTTTTTCCCATAACAGAAAACATACCATGACCTGTTTTATTTTTTGAAGCAAGCCAGATATGACACTTAGTATGTGTTTCTGATAGGTCAACCTTTTTAAGAAATCGGTCTTTTATTTTTTTGGTATTAAATAATGTGAGCTTATCCATCTAAATCCTTGAATTATTTATGAGAACTCTTAATATTTATGATTTTAGAGAACTACAAAATAATAAATAACTGTACAATGGTAAAAATACCCTTAAGAAACCAATCTTTCAACTTAATATAGGAGAGATAAGATGCCTTTTACAATTAGTCCGGGCGTTGTAACCAAAGAAATTGATTTAACGACTGTCGTTCCTGAAATTTCTATGACAGAGGGTGCAATCGCCGGTCCTTTTAGGTGGGGACCTTCATATTGGGCAACAACAGTATCAAATGAATCTGAATTGTCGAGTACTTTTGGTAAGCCCAATGCTGCCACGTACAAAACATTTTTTACTGCCGCAAGTTATCTCGCATATTCGCAGAATCTTAAAGTAGTCCGTACACCTAATACCTCAGATGCAAAAAACGCGACAATGCTGACCTCAAACACAGTATATATCGCAAACGATGAAACTTATGAAAATACCTATGACCCAGATATGGGTGGTACACAGAATGATGATTATGGTCCGTTTGTAGCAAAATATCCAGGTGATCTTGGAAACAGTTTAAGAGTTTCCATGTGTGCCGCAACTAAAGCAAATACAAATAGTGATGGAACACTTAATAGTAATACAGATGTTGCTCTAACAGGAACAGCTGCTTGGACACAATCAAGTGGAGCACTTGCCGGTTCAGGTACAGCATTTACTACAGAATTAAGTGTAGGAGATGTCCTTACATTAGGTACTAAGAAATTAGTAATAGCTGCAATTGCATCAGCTACGGCTGCAACTGCACGTAGTGCTTACGGATCAGATCTTGGTTCAGGAGCAATGGTTAGACATAAGAGATCGGGATTCGGTGAACCCGCCGGTCAAATGATTGGAACTTGTGTCGCTAGTGCTAATGGTGTTACTGTTACAGGAACAAGTACATTTTTTGATCTTCAAGTAACTGTAGGTGATTTAATTAAACTTGTAGGTACTTCAGAAGAACGAAAAGTTTCAGCAATCGCAAGTAATACCTCATTAACAGTCTCAGAACCTTTTGTTTCAGCCGCTTCGGCTAACACTTGGTCACGAAGATGGGAATATGCAGACTCATTCGATAGTGAGCCAGTTACTTCAGCACATTGTGCAAGAAATAGTGGATCACA